TATCAAAAGTGAGCTCGCAGTTGATTTGTTTGCCATTTGGTACAGTGGTTTTAATGATAACACTTGCGGTAGCATTATCATAGCATGCCTGTACAAGTGCGTTGTCGGTGGAATTATACATATAAATATCTCTGTAAACGTTGCCGGGGAGGTTTGCATAAGGTATATCACCAAACGCGGGCGCGACAGAAAATTTTGTGTTTGCAGGGGCGTCAGCGGTGAAATAGCCGTGAATTGCAATATGCAAATTTCGGCCATCAAAAGACGCGAAACTCGCATCAGCCCCATTTGTAAAGTTTGCGGCTGTCAGCTTGGTAATATTGTTGATTTTGGCCGTAGTGATGCTGCGGCAAGTATTCCTGCCAAGGGTCCATGCGCTAATCTGTTGTTCATATTCGGCATATTGGAGATCAATATTGCCACAGTCGTCTGATACATAAATACCAGTGCGTTGACTCTTTACAGTATTTTTGTTTGTGGCAAGAATCGTACCCCTGATATTATAGCACCCGTTTAGGATTTGGATACCAATATTATTTGCCTCGGTGCCTACAGGGACCTTAAACCCATTTGCATCGAGCAACAACCCGGAAAACACAATGTTGTTACTCGTGTTTTCGACGATTACGCCGTTTGCGTAGCACTCTTGAACCTCGGTATTACAAAACAGCTCACGTTTTGCGCCATACAGATGCAGCCCGCTGGATTCTGTAATTTTATGCGTGCCGTCATAAGATTCACGCCAACCATTCATTTTAATAGCCAGGTTACACCATTTATTAGCTTCTGTTTCGCACAGTACGCCGTTATAACAAAAAGTCACTACAATATTGCACAATTCAGAATCCGAAAATTTCGCGTCAATGCCCAAGTCGCAGGTATCCACAAACGCATTGATAATGGACACATATGCAATATAGTAGCTTGAATTGATGCCAATGCCCCACCCAGAGACGATAATATCCCGGATAACACTATTGCGGCATTCAAGCGCGTAGGAATCGCCCTTGATCTTGCGGTATTCTTCGTGATTCTGGTTTGCGGTAACCATCCATGTTTTGTTACGGATATAAATGCCGGATCCTGCCCCGTTGAGGGCCCCCACTCCATAAAGCGCCAGAGATTCGATACGAATCGTAAAATAAATGTCATCGTATGTATTGGGGGCCTTGTAGTCGAGGTCGTAAATAATTCCATTGCTGGCGGTGATCCATATAAGGGCGGTGTCTCGCATGTTCTCACCGATTAGTCCGCAACCTCTGTTCATATATAGGGCTGCCGACATATAATACGTTCCGCTTGGAAAATATACTGTTTTTCCGGCATCCAACAGTTGTTGTAGCGTCGATGTATTTTGTGCTGCGGCGCTCTGCTCGTTTGCTTTAATACCTGCTCCCGGTGCCGACACATATGTCTGCATTTGATTGATGCTATTTTGTAGCTGGTTGTCGGCGTTCTCCCTGTTCTGCTTTTCGGTGTCAATAGCCGTCTGGAGCTGCTTGTTGGCTTTCTCCCGGGTCGTCTTCTCTGCGTCAATAGCCGTCTGGAGCTGGTTGTCGGCGGTCTCCCTGTTCTGCTTTTCGGTGTCAATAGCCGTCTGGAGCTGCTTGTCGGCTTTCTCCCGGGCCGTCTGCTCGGCTCTCAGGCCCTCATTAAATGCCGTGATAAGGTAATGCAAGACTTCATTTGTGGAGCTGCTCACGCAGTTAGAGCCGGGCACGTAGGCGTCACCGGCGGTCATTGCTTTTGTGACGCGCACCAGCGACCCGTTAACCCATACAAGATCGTTGACAGCTCTATCGGCTGTGGCGGTGGGGCTGTGGCCCTCATCGTTGGGAGTAATGGCCCGTTTCACATCGGCCCAAAGCACATCGAAATTGCCAATTTTTGTCCAGAACTCAGTACGGTCCAGAGAGACACCGGACGGTACCGGCCTCACAGACAGATATGCGTTGCCACGGCTGTCCACAACCACGGTGTTTGCCTCATACTGGCTGGTAATGTCCCACTGGATGGGGTCTGCATACTTGATCGTGGCCAAACTGACGAAATCCGTCAGTTTGGTGTTAAATTCGTTCAGCTCGTCCATAATCCAATCAAGATTGAGATCATGGAAATTGGTGTAGGGCGCTCTGTGAATAGGATTGATACTCATAAATCACGTCTCCTTAATATACCAGCAGGCAAAAGTTTGCCCGGATGTCCGTAACGATTTTATGAACTGCATTTTCCATTGCAAGGGCCAACTCTTTTGCAATAAGGTCTTGCGGGTCTCGCCCTGCCCGGCCATTCTCGGTCACGGTATCTTTATAGTTGTCGTGCGACTCCAAGGTGGTTGTCTGATCGGTGGTGGTCGTGTCCGTGCCGCTGCTGGTAATGGTGTTCCCAGTACCGAGTGCCGTAGTGCTCTTTTCAGCGGTTTGCAATGTCCCGCTGTCAAACCCCGTGACGTCCCGGGTGGTGCTGTCGCTGCCGGTATTCTGGCCGGTGGTGGTCAGGTTAGGCGCTCTGGTTGTCGTTCCCTTGACGCCGTTTGTGCCGATGCTGGTCCCTGAGTGGTCGGTGGTTCTGGTTCGGTCATCCGACGCCAAGGCATCGTATTTAAGGCCCAGGGCCTCAGCGTACCGGGTCCAGCTCGGGAGCATGGTTTCAGAATAGACGCCAATCGCCCGGCGCATTGTTGGGCCGTCTGCATATAATACCTCTAATTCCAGCGTATCAAACAGTAATTGATTGCAGACAGTATCTTTAGATACACTGTCAGGGACTTTCAAGTCGTCGAACAGCTCCGGGTATCCTGCCAACAACCCGTTAAAGCTCAAGGTCGCGTGCATCGTTGTTCACCTCCTGCGTATTAGTATCGGGCGGAAACCTCCACTCAACCCATAAAGTAGATTTGTTGATTCCAAACAGCTTGTGAACCCGTTCGCAACCACGCTGCAAGCTGTCCAACCAGAGCGACGCCTTAGCGGCTGTTTCGACGTTGTTCGAATTTACTTCGTCGGTCAACATCCGCTCTTTCTTGCTGGTATTGGCATTCGGTATACCTACCTCAGTATCAAACAGCGCTTTAATGGTTTTAAGGGCTGTTAACAGTTCGTTGGTGATGAAGTTCCCTTTAAGGTCTGTCGCAAAGTACATCCATGGAGCTTGCCCTGGTGCCCCATTCTTGGGGGCTTTAAGTAAAGATGAATCAACGAACACCGCGGGGTTGCCCTGCATGATTTCGTCAAACATCTTTTTGAAAGATTCCGCACCCGCTTTGTTGCCTGCCGCGAACACGTAGGCAAGACGGCTATTGATTAAATTGCTCTGGATGGTCTGGGCGGCAAGGGCCATCATGTCCCCGTAAAAAGCCACAATATCAACCATCCCGCGGTAATCGGGCTGTAAATTGATGATCTCGCACTGCTTCCCGATTTGCAAATATGGGGACCCTTTGATAAAAGGGTTTGTAATGATGGAGTGCGTGGGATTATAGAAGATGTTAATGCCGGTTAATCCCATTCGGTCATATACCAGGCCATAACGGTCAGTTTTAAACACCGTAACACCACCCGAGCCAAAGACAAGATACTGCAAGCGGTTACTGGGCCAGGTGTCGGGCAATGTCCATCGGACCATAGACACGGCCTCAAGAAACAGGTATTTGCGGAAATAATAGGATAAGCTGTTACCCTTGGTGTGCATCACGGAGGGAGTCACCGGCGACACATGAGCGTTAATCTGTTCGTAGCTGTAGGGAGCACTCACAACAGACGACCTCCCTTCGCCATCTTAAACAGCAACCATACCGGCAATTTTCCAGTAGGCCACGGCCCGGGACCCGGGCCAGGGCCCCCGCCCGAGTCCCACTCGACGTCCCATGTCCCCACCTGATTCGGGATCCTGATAATGCTGGACGGGTCTCGCAGGTTTCCGGCGGCATCGGCATATTCCCAGTGCGTGTGTATGCCCGTTGCGTAGCCGGTCTCGCCCTGTGTGCCGATAAACTGCCCCTTGGAGATCGTGTCGCCCACGTTCCAAATCTGCGAGGCAAAGTGCGCGGCACGCCATGTCGTGCCGTCGGCCATCCGTACTTTAATCATATTGCCCCACGACTGATCGCCCGAGGTGCTTCCATTCCAGTGCTGCGCCACAACCACAACGCCCGCCTCGGGCGCGTAGGCTTTATGGTCTCCATGCACCGTGTCAATGCCCCGGTGGGGGCTACCGTCAGCGTATGCAGGATAACCGGCGGTTACTCTGATCGGCGACACGTCAGTAATACACTGTTTGTATACTGCCATTGTTTATGCCTCCTACTCTAAAAAGAATCCATTTTTCATATAACTTTTAACGCTGTCAATCTCGGCGGCAGTCGCGGTTAATGCAATGTCTGGATCATCCACCATAATAAACCCCGGAATTGTGGACAACTGTACCCGCTTGCACAAGGGCCGTCCGTGGTCCTCATTGTTGTCGTCCACAAGAATTTTAAAGCGAGCGACCATATACGGTACCGAATCAAAAGCTATTGTAGAACCAGTGGCACCCTTACTTGCAACATCAGCATTAGTTGCTTGTGCAGCATTTAGAATACCGTTTCCAACGTCTGAGAAAGATCCCCCGGTTAATGCTGCTTGGAGACCTCCGAACGCAGCAGCAATACCCGTTTGCAGCAGTCCTCCGCCCGATGGTACATCAAATGTAATATTTGAAAGTTGAATAGGTACCCCCAGTTTAACGGTTGTCTCGTGTACTAGCTGATTTGTATCAGTAAACATTCGCAAGATACTGTCGCCGGTAAAAAGATCCACCGTATACTGTATAGATAATGTGGCAGTGCCCCACAATTTAGATGCGTCAAGAGGTATCACTCCAAAGGGCTGCAAGAAGATAGTGTAGTCCGTGTAGGGGGAGGCATTACAATACCCTCCGCGGATTGCCGCTTGAGGGTGCTTCGGGATACTCACGCTCACCGATTTTGTTAATTTGTTATTATCTGCTCCCAAAATCCAGCACGGAATATCTACCGACCACCACCCAACATCTACACTAGAAACAAGCGGTAAATGTGCGGTGATTTCGGCAATACTGAATGGGAAGTAGTTACAACTTACGATATACTGATAGGGATTGAAAAGTATTTTTGTTAAACTGTCACTAATCTCTGCATTGTCTATACTAAGGTACGACACATCGGTTAGTAATTTGGCGGAGAGTTTTTTAGCGTTTCCAGGAGTCATTACTACATAAGTGACAGCTCCAATGGAGTTAGCGTTTTTGGCTATAAATCCAATAACAAAGAAACCTCCGCTGATCGTTTCAGCAAAACCGCCTTGAAAAGCATTTGTGACACTCTGAACGGTAGCTTTTGCCGGGTAAAGGCTATCTGAAATTGTGCCATCATACTGCGCAGACGATCTTGTGACATACTCCGTACTATTGCCGATTTGGTCGCGATAGCTTGCAAGAGTGTCAACAGTCAGCGAGGCATTCCAGAGTCCGTCCGAATATGTCCAGTTCTTCACCCAGTAGTACCGACTGAACGTGGGCAGGTAGCAATAATTAAATCCCGTGGGGTCGCTCTGCGTCGCGATCTTGAGCTCCGGGTCAATGATGTTACAGGGGGCTTTAAGGTCGATTCCGAACCCCTGCCCACCGCTGGGCCGCTTTGTGCTGTTTGTGCGCTTTGCAAACTGATAAAAGGTAGCTTGCATTTTGCACCTCCTATAAAATAACCGGCGGGCAGATGCCCGCCGGTGCCGGTCAGGACTTCGAGGGGTCCGCGTCCTTGTGCGTGGTGGTTTTCAGTGTGGAGGGGTTTGCCTGGGTACCGCTCGGCGCGGTAACGTCGCTAGAGGTCATCAGGAAGAGCACGGCGTTCTCGGTGAAGTCATCGTACCACGACCACCCGTAGTGATACCAGAAGTTCGTATACAGGCCGCGGGCGTTCATGGGCGTAGAAACCACGCGGGACAGCTTCGGAGTGTATCCGATGGCATCCCAATCCAGCAGGCACCCAAACACATTGGAGAGCTTCACCGCGGCACTCTTGCTGGATACCCCGCTGGTGTTGGTCACAACAGGAGTCGCAGAAATGGTCTCGCGCTCGTTAATGTTCTGCCAGAACGTGACCTGCTCCGCGTCGCGGTATTTCAGCATGTCATCATGGAACACTTCGGGAATCACGCGGGCGTCGATCTGGCTCTGCGTGCCGCTGTACAGATAAAGGTGCTGACGATCATACGGAGTGTGACGCATGATGCTGCCAATCGCCCAGTTCTGATGCCAGTTGATGGACCGCTCCTTCATCAGGCGGGAAATATCGTTGATACGGCCATAGGCGTACTTTGCAAAACCCGGGAAATTAGCTTCTTTGTAGACGTCCTTCACTGTCAGTTCGGTGCCCTGCTGGGCGTTGTACTCGTCGAGCAGATACACAACGCTGTTGGGGCTGGTCACAGTCATGCCGGTCAGATGATTGGCCATCAGGTTGTTGGCCAGGTTACGGCGGTCTGCCTCGATCTGGTTCGACAGATGCAGCACGAACGAGGACCAGAACTGCGCCAATTCCTCAGGGCCCTTAAATGCCGCCTCCATCTGGGTGTCTGCCTGGGTGTACACGCGGCTGTAATTTGTCTGGCCATAGTAGTTAGTCTGTAGGACTTTAGGCTTATGGACTTCATACATATCCACGCTCTGGCCGTCCACCAGCGCCCACGCCTTATCGGTGACGGGGTCGCTGTCGCAGAAATTGATCTTCCGAACATGGTTCGACCAGTCGTCGCCCGTGACCTGCAAGCGCTTCATGGGCGCGTCATAGGGACGGACGGCAAAGATAGTGCGGCCCAACACCTGGCTGATCGCCTTGGTGTAGTTGTCGGGACCGGTCTTCAACGTGGCCTGTGCAACAGAAACGAAACTGGATGTGTCCACGATGGGCGACGTCGGCTCCTGCCCGGTGGCAAGCTTGTTAATCTCTGTCAGAAGTGCGGCAATGTCCGCAAAATCCATACCTGCCGGCATATTACTTCACTTCCTTCCCATAGGTCGGGTCGATAATTCGGGCCGTCACCGTGGCAGCGTCTGCCGTCGGCTGCTGCTGGATGCCAAGGCCCAGCGCGTTCGCCTGCAACGTCTGGGTCATGGTCTGCATCGCCTGCGCGGTGGTCTGCTGACCCTGCAAAAGCTGCTGCAACAGGGTCTCGAGGCCGTCGTACTGCGGCACGGGCTGCGGCGCGGGCTGCGGTGTGGGCTGCGGCACGGGCTGCGGCACGGGCTGCGGCTTCTCCATAGCTTCGATCTCTGCTTTGGTGTATCCGGCCATAGCAAGGGCCGCTTTTTCACTGATTTTCAACTTTGGTCGCCTCCATTACAACGTACGTGTCATGCGCCAGGCATTTAACGACCTGGTCTTTGTCTCCTTTGGACAGAGGGCCCACCGCGCAACACTGCCGCGTGTGAGCGACGTCTGCCCAGTCGCTATAGTAGCCGATTTTCAAACGAGTGCACAGGTCAGCCAGCAGAAACGCACGCTCGTTTGTGATCGACTGGGCGAAAATGATATAACAACCCATGGTTAATCCCCCTTGAGTTTTGCAAAAATTTTAGTAAGAGGCCCCACCAATTCAGGGTTGATCGTTCCGATATTCTCGATGATGCTGCCAATTTCCATCAAAACAAAATAGGCGCTACCGATGGCCGAGAAAGACACATCGACGTTGACGCCGACAATGGGCAAGTAAAAATCAGCGGCAGCGAGCAACCCCACGGCCAGAACTTCACCAAGTTTGTGGTAAAACCCCTGGCGCATTACGCTGGAATCGAAACCAGTGGTAGAAAAGGCTTTCACCATACCACTGACAACATCCATACTAATAAACACCATAACGGCCAGAACTGCATAAACGTTCATATAACATCACCTCCCCTACAGATACAAGTAAATCCCAGGTTCTTGCGCTGGCTGACGCATGCCCGCCCCTTCTGGGGGCTGCCTGTGGGCACCTGGGATTAACTTTAATATATACTAACCGTATAAAAAAGTCAAGTACCACAATACTCACGAAAGAAAATTTCATCCGAGTATCGCTCAAACTCAATTTGCCTCTGCAAATACGCGGGCCAGATATACCCATACGCGGCCCTGAAACGTTTTCTCTCATAGTCACCGGTCCCATACGATGGCATCTCGCCCGACCTGTGGCGGCAAACATAGTAAAGAGGTTTGCTCTTATGCTCATAGATGCAGCACCGCCCAATTTGAACAAGTGGGTAGTATTCCCGGAGGGGTCGAGATACAACAAGACTTTTCTCCTCGGCGCTGTACTGGTTTTCAATAGCGGACCTATAAAAGTCCGTTCCGGTCATCGACCTATAGAGGGCCGTATTGGCTTTCTCTTTGGCAATAGGGCTGTCCACAAGATCAATCAAAAGAATCCCTTTATCGGCCAACAGCTTTACGCGCTCTTTCTTGCCGATCATCTTTTCGACTGTGTCTGTAATTTCCCATTGCATATAATAGGGGTTTGCCATGCCAACAGCGTTCGACATACACAACAGCGTCAGGGGCTTTTGCCCTTGCAATTCGCGGTTACGGTTGACTGTCTCATAAATATTAGCAAGGCCCACGCCCTCACCGCGCCTGTAATAGTCTGACTCTTCTTTCTGGTATTCATCCAAGATAATTATATTGGTATGGGGACTTGAAAAACCACGGGTACGAGCAAGAGTCACCACACTACCCACTACGCCCGACATCTTGGCCGGTTTTATGGGCGCCCCTGTATCAGTGTAGGCTCCTGCGTTGCCCACTTCATACAGACCGGCAATTTTAGGCAACTTAAACGGAGCGTAATGTGTTTGTAAATCATCGTTCAAAGGTGACCACGGCCACATACTGGGTGAAGCGCAAATGAGTTCCGCTTGCTGCGGAGTCCTACGCAAATACAGAAATTCGTCGCCGGTCTGGTGAACGTGCTTTAGCGCCCCGTAGGTCTTGCCGGTACCACGGCCGCCCCATATAAAAATAATAGATGCTCCGGTGGACAAAATGCCATCCTTTTCAGAAAAGTTCGGCCATCCTTCATCAGTGTACAGTTTAATCATCAGACAACCTCCATAATCTTGTACCCTAATATCTTTGCGTATTCGTCGGTAATTCCTAATGTGTACGTATTATCACAAATACACAGGTTTCTTGTTATATGTACCGTGTGCCCATCAACCACAAAATCGGGCACATTGGGCCGGTCATTATAAATAACCTGATTTCCGGCGGCAAGACAAAACGTAAAGCCGGGCTTAAACACCTCAAAACCACCCCACAGGGACAGCTCCAAACCGCCTTTCCGCTTGCTCACTCCTGCTATAGTAGTAGTGATCGGCCCGCCTTTTTTATAGGTAGTCGCATATTTTTTTGCGCCCCACGTCATAAACTCCGCATAGCTGCGCTCTTGCTCGTAAACCCCCATGTAATGAGTATTGCCTTTGGGGTCTGTAGCGCAAGCGCCATTATCTTTCGCAAGTTGTTTTACTGCTTTGTTAAAGTCCGACAAATCAATATTGCCCATATATTTGACGCTGTCAGTGTCGCAGTAGACACCATTCTTGCCTGCGGCCCATTGCGCTATTTTTAGGCGCTTGCGAGTGTGGGCCGTTGTCCATACGCCCCATTGGTATGGCAAAAACAGGTGCGGGCGATGGTCGTTATAACTGCCCTCCGGGTCGTCGGTGCATTCGCTCCAAAGATTGTCGGGGTCGTCCTCGTCAAAAAGTGTGTCCAGCTGCAAGGGGTCCTGCGCAGTCATACCGTAATAGCTGTTAAGATCGCCCTTGGCCTTGACATAATACAAATCTTGACCGGCCACACCTTTAAGGGATGTTTTACCGGTATAACTCTCTTTTACACAATCCGTCAAGGGCTTTGGCAGTTTGCCATAATCGGACGTGTACAGGTCCAGAACGTTAAGGGCATCCCAATCATACTCTTTCGCAATGATTCTAAAGTCGATGTCTGTTATTGTAATCTCAAAACGTTCAGCAGACAACAAACGGCCATTGTCGTTTATGTATCCTTCGCAATGCCGAACCTTCGCAAGGGGGATATAGGGAAATCCCCACCACTTAAAGCGCTGGCGCAAGCCTTTTACTTGCAAGCGCATGAGGCACGCCTTGCCGTGCTTCATACATTGCATCAAACGCTCTACGGTGGCCGGTTCCTGCCTAAATGGAGTCATAGGAAAATAACATTCACATTGTGTGGCAGGGTAAGCGCTCGACATATCCACGGAACCGACGTTCTCTAAGTGCATCCCCACATAATAGCGGTTGGCGTGCGTGTCACCACCTCGGAACGCCTCCCGCAGCATTTGGTACAATTCCCACGACGGCAAAAGGCGCTCGACCCGTTTAATGCCCCATTTATACATCGCTTCTCGGGCCATTCGTCGGACGTATCCGGTGCGCGTTAGTGGTAGAGTATACAGGTCGTCGCCGTCTCGCTTCATCTCAATTAACAAGCATTCTACAATGCACCGAACATCATTGACACAATACGCTAATTCTGTAGACGTTAAAGAAGTCCATGGGTACCGAACTTTGGAATAATCAAGTGCCCCGGTCAATTTGGCATGTGGGGCACCTAGCTGTTTGCCCCAGGCATCAAGGGACAAATTGCTGTGCCGCATACTGCAGCGGTACTCAATAGCGCGATTGTCGCATTTTAAGACCCTACGGGGTTTGCTGGCGAACACATCACCCGGGCCAAAATCCAGAACACCCGACAAATATTGAAATTCATGTGCAAGATTGTGAACGTACATGCACAAATACCAATCACCTTGCGGGCCGCTGTTTGCTTGCAAATAGTCGCTGATTGCTCCCGTAAAGTTCAGCCACTCGTTCCATGTCCTGCCGATAATGGTAATATCCAAACCTAGTTGACACTGCCATATATACATAATGGTGTGGGGGTTGTCGTCGGCGTCAATACAGACGCGGCTAGTCTCAATATCAAATGCGCAAGGTACGTCCACATATAAGCGCTTCTTGTTCGTTTTGCGCTTTTTGCCTTTAGTGTGTTTTCTATCCAAGTGCTCCATGAGCCAGGGAACCGGATTATAATTACAAGCCTCCGCCAAAACCTCCGCGCAGGTCGGCGGAGCTGCTGCCGTCGCTGTAGTCCCACTCTTTGCCATAGTTGACCTCACCTTGATGCCACTTTACAAAATCGTCAATTCTGACGTTGTAGCCGCCTTTCTCGCGCCAGTACATGACCGGTTGGTCAGACGGATAGTAATACACGCCCGACGCTTTCACGATTTCCCACCATTCAGACAGGGCCGTGTATCGATCTTCGGGCACGTCGGTAATATCAATGCCGCCAACTTTCATTTTTTGCTCAAATTCTGCACGCGCTCCGCCAACGGTGGAACCTTTGGAGCGCACAAAACGCGCTACATCCGCGAGCGCCTGTTCCAATGCTTTGCGGTCTCCGCGCATTGCTTTTAGGGTCGGGAAACCTCCAGCAAATTCTTTATAAACGTCGCTTGTGCCGCTGATGGGGTCTTTTGATAAGCGCTTAATACGTTTTTGTGCAATGTCACGCAGTCGGGTGTATTCTTTGCGCATCTGATTATCTGGCCAAGACTCCAAGGCATAGGGGGTATACAGCTCAAAACTGTATTTAAGAGTTGCCCTTGCTTTAGCTGCGCCTACTGCCATGTTTCTCACGCTCCTTTCTATCTAAAATCATATAATACCAGTCCAGAGGGTCCGCTTCAATGCCCAATCCGCTGAAAATAATTTTGGCCCATTCAGAGCGGAAAAACTTAACATCTTCGGTTGCGACTCCACTATATACAATGGCCGTTGCAAGGTAAATCAAAGAGTCATCACAGTTGAGCAATGATACTCTATTATCTATACTTTTCATAGGGGCTCCTATTAAATAAGGGCGGCCATAGGCCGCCCGCGATTAGAATGGCAAATCGCCCTCATCGTCGGTGCTGCTCTGGCCGGAGATGACAAGCTCAGGGTAGCCCCGCTCGTTCTCCTCTACGACCAAATCACAATGGCGCAAAGTGATCTTGCGCAACCAGTCGGACAGAATTACACCCGGCTCGATTTCAATGGACACTGACGGGGCGTCATACTTGCCGGATTTCAGCCAAATTTCTCCTCCTTCGATCTGCAAAGCACCCTCAACTTCGGACAACTTAACAAAGGTCTTAGTGTTTTTGTGGGTACTCCCGCTGGCTGCGCTCTTGCTGGCTGCGCTCTTGCTGGCTGCGCTCTTGCTGGCTGCGCTCTTGCTGTTACGAAAATTCATAATATAACTCCTTTCGTTCTGTGCCCTGTCATTATCAATACCGGGCGGGCGGTCCCGATAGACGGCCCAGAGGCCGTTTCGACTTACAATTTTTTGCATCCCCCGGGGTGGTCTGTGTTGCCCCCCTTCATATCACAGCATGTGCTTTCATAATCGCAACAGCACCCACAATCAGGGCACTTGCGTCTAGGGTCGCCAACAGCATCGTTGTAATAATTCTGATACATTTTGGCGACCCTGTCTCTTACATACGACGCACCCTGATATATAAGCCCAGCTGTAATATTTGTGCCTTGAATCCCTTTAAGAGCACTAACCTGCTCGTCGCAGTGTGTAAGAGCCCGCTTATAACCAGCTAACCATGAACTGCCTTTTGCAGAGAGGGCGGCATCCTCTGGGGTCTCATACTCGCACCACGTCAATTTGCCATCCGGGTGAATTTCGATAATGAATTTACGCATTTCCATTTGTAGAATCTCCCTTCTGCCATCCTTACATAATCTTTGCAAGACTGACAAGCTCCTTAATACTGTAGATGAGGTCCTCATTAGACAGTTGATCCAAGTTCACCCCCTCAAGAGTAATAATATCATCGGTTACAGTGATTTTAATCATGACTTCTTTTTTCATTGGAGCACCCCCTTTCTTGTTTCTTTCATTGTCTATATTATACCATACACTAAATTGTATATATTGCTATTTACATTGTAAAAATTGCTGTACTCCCCTACCCTAAGGGGTGTGGGTACTATATTTTGTGTCTATTGACATTTTGCACAAAGATTGGTGCGTTGGGGAAGAAAATTTTGTGCAATCTGCTATTACGTGTCCC